ATTAACTTGACCCCCTATCTATTTTTTTATATATTTATAACAAATGGACATTGATAAAATATTCAATATGTTTGGAAAAAACGACCCAGACCGAAACTACCCAGAACCATCTGAGGAGGAGGTTGAAGGTATGCTTGGATTTGAAGAGTTTAGAGCTACTCCAACATACCAAATTAAAATGTTCCAAAAAATAATAACAAACCACCTTAACTTTCAACAAAAATTAATTAAAATGTTTAAAGAAGCTGATCCTGAATTAGGGGATTTTGGTGATCTTGAAGAAGCAGGAGAACATATGGCATTTTTTAGGGGTTGGAGTTATATTAAGGTAGTAGATCTAGATAATGAAGTATGGCAAGATTGCCTGAAAATTCAAGACTCAGATTCATTAGGAGAGGCATTAGAAATGTCAGTAAGATTCTTCGAATCCATAGAAGAATATGAAAAATGTGCTCTTCTCACAAAAATCCAAAAGTTTCTTAAAGATAATTTGGAATCATAATTTTTACCTCGTACATTATAATCACGGGTTTAGAGAGAAAGATAGAGGAAATAGAAAAAACCAAGGATAAAGAAAAGGGATCAAGTTTGATCATGTTGGGGTTAAGGAATCCTAACAACACTATTATTTAATAAAGTATATGAGAAATAAACAATTAGTACAAAGACGCCTCCAAACCTTATCAGGTCAAATGAAAAAATTAGACATGGAAATCCATAGAGGAGGAACAAAAGAAAGCATTAACTCAACACAAAGGGGGATAATGGAAACTATTCAAGATTTAGTAGATATAGTAGAAAGAGAAAATATTTAATATGAATCTAACAGCAGAACAAATCCAATCAAATTGGGAGAAGATGTTAGGTTATATTAATACTTACATCTCAGATCCTAGAAGAGAAAAACTTATTGAGTTTTATAAAAAACATGAAGAAGAAATCATGTTAATGCCTGCTTCTCATAAAAAAGCATACCATAATGCCTTCCCAGGTGGTTATGTAGATCATGTTAATCGTGTAATTGAAGGTGCTTTAGCAACTAATAAAATATGGGTTGAATTTGGTGCCGAACAAAACTACACAGTTGAAGAACTTGTATTTTCTGCTTTAAATCATGATTTAGGTAAAATGGGTGATGGTAAAGAATATGCCCATAAACCATCTCAGGATGAATGGAGAAAAAAGAATTTAGGAGAAATGTATGAGTTTAATAAAAAACTTTCATTCATGTCTGTACCCGAAAGATCAATTAAATTATTAGTTAATGCAGGTATTACACCTACAGAAAATGAATGGTTAGCTATTCGTTTACATGATGGGTTATACGATCCAGCAAATGAACCTTATTTAAAGTCATGGATGCCCGAATTAAAACCTCGCACATCTTTAATTTATATAGTTCACCAAGCAGATCTAATGGCAGCCAGAATTGAATTTGAAAAAGAATGGATGCCTAAATTATACAATCCCCAAGAAAGTAAAGTTAAAAATAAAAAGGTAAACGTTAACGTTAAAACTAAAACTTTAGGTTCAATAAAAAGTGAAGGTTTAAAAGATATGCTCAATAACTTATGATAGAAATTATATTAATATCAGTATTATCCGTGTTAGTTGTAATTTTATTATTTACGACTTTAAACCTTCTTAAAAAAAATGAAAAACAAGAAGATGTACTAGTTGGGTATCTTAATTATTTAGATAAACTATCCAAAACAATAGAAACATCAGATAAAAAACTAAAAGAAATAGATCGAGCAGGCACATTCAAATCAGATGATGAAGTTGGTCAATTCTTTAAATCAGTCCAACAAATTCAAGATATCTTAAACGATTTTCAACTAAAAGAAATTAAATAAAATGCCTAGACGTAGAAAAAAAAACTCGAGGAATTATTTTACTCAAGAGACAGAAGATGCTATTGTATTATATAATAACACTGAGTGTACTGAAATTAGAAGTAAAATATATGGAAATGACATCCATTATGCTTTCTTCAAACTTACAGAAAATATAATACACACATTTAAATTTTACTATACAGAAGTAGATAAAATAGAACATCTTCAACAAGAAATAATAGTATTTTTAATGTCTAAAATACATCTATTTGACCCTAGTAAAGGAGCTAAAGCTTATTCATATTTTGGTACTATAGTTAAACGTTGGCTTATCTTATACAACACTAAAAATTATAAAAAACGTATTAAAAAAGCCCCAGTTGAAGATTTATACAAAGATGAGACATATTCTTACAATTTAGAAGATGATAGAGTAGCGGATAAGCTCTCTTTTTTTATAGACCAATATATTTCTTATGTTGAAGATAGATTTGATGAATTTTTCCCAAAAGGCAACGATGCTAAAGTAGCAGATGCTATCCTTGAATTATTTCGTAAAAGAGAAAATATAGAAATATTTAATAAAAAAGCCCTATACATTTACATTAGGGAAATAATGGCCACTAATGGGTTAGAGGTTAAAACACCCAAAATTACCAAAATAGCAGGTAGACTTTATGATCTATTTAGAGACAATTATATTTCTTTTTTAGAAAGAGGTTATGTAGAGTTTGAAAAGGTATAGTTTTTTATATTTATATACACAAAACGTATACATATGAGTCATTTAGACAAAAAGATATTTGGCAAAAAATCCTATTCAGATTTACTTAAAGAAATTTACGATAATCAAAAGAAGAAAGAAGATCAAATTAGTGCATTAATCAACGAATTAAAGCCACTAATCAGTGATATAGGTGACGCTACAATGATTGTACCGCTTATTAAGGAATACATGGAATTAGGCATTAAAAATGATGAAGCACTTATTAAAGTTGCTACAATTTTCCAACGTATATTTGCAAATGAAGGTAATGAAGATAATGGATTTGGCATTTCCGAAGAAGAAAAAGAACAATTATTAAAGGAAATAAATAATTTAAACTTACCTCCTAAAAAAGAAGAATAATGGGAAATTTTTATGGTTTTTTAGCAAATGCTTTTGATGATGCAGTAAGTAATGTAATTTCTACTCATGATGTAATCCATGTAGGAAGAGTTGATGATATAATATTAGATGAAAATTATCCTGACATAAAAAAATATGGAGGGTTAAATTCAATAGGAACTGTTTTTTTTAAATTTCAAAACTACCAAAGTAAGGGGACTAACATTGCAAAACCCTTTTTCCCCCAACTAACATCATATCCTCTAATAGATGAACTAATTTTAATAATACAACTTCCTAATATAGGAATAGGTAAAGTTGGAGAATCTTCTTCTTACTATTACATCAATTCTATAAATTTATGGGGGCACCCCCACCATAATGGGTATCCTGATTTAAATGATGGAAGAAATGATGATAATCAAAGGCAAGAATATTTAAGTAATTCTTTAACAAAAACTCCTATAAGAAGAATAAATGATTCATCATCTGATATAGAATTTAATACTTCTTCTAATAAATCACAAAACACATTTAACGAAAAAACAAACATTCACCCATTACAACCTTTTACAGGGGATAATATGTTTCAAGGAAGATGGGGAAATAGTTTAAGATTAGGAAGTACTGCAAGGCCTTCTTCTACTAGTCCTTTAAATAGATGGTCCGATGAAGGGGAAAATGGAAATCCTATAACAATTATAAGAAATGGTCAACCTGAGGATTCTTCTAAAAGAGGATGGGAACCTATTTCTGAAGATATTAATAGAGATTTATCCTCAATATATTTAACTTCAACGCAAAAAATACCAATTGAAACTTCAAGTAAAATCTATAATTCATATACTACTAGTGAAAATGAAGTTCCAAAACCAACAGAATCATATACAGGAAAACAAGTAATAATAAATTCTGGACGTTTATTACTTAATACAAATTTAGACCATTTAATGTTATCCTCTAAAAGAACAATTAGCTTTAATGCTCAAAAAGGTTTTAATTTTGATACTCCATCAAACTTTGTAGTTGAAGTAGGAACCACAGTAAAATTAGGAAGTAAAGATGCAACAGAATCTTTAGTGAAAGGAGATACCTTATATAGAAACTTAGATTTTATGTTAGCATCACTTATTCAATTAGTTAGTATTCTTGAATTTAGTCAAATGTACCCGGGAGGAATACCAATACCAGACAGCACAATATCAACTACATCTACAACTACAAAGGAAGCATTAAAAGAAATTAAAAGTAGTTTAAAAAATATATTATCTAAAACTTGTAAAACTATATAATGGCTGGGGAAAGTTTAATATACCAAATATTATATGATGGTGGAAAGTTATCAAAATATTTAGTTGAAGGGTCAATTACTTTAACCCCTGATAATTCCATTAATTATGAAATTAGTTGGAATTTAAGTGTAAAAACTAAAAAAAATTCTTCAATAATAGATACATTTTCCTCTGATAAAGAAGATGAAAACTTCACAATATCAGGACAAAGCCCCAATGAAATAATTAAAGACCAATTTCAAGGTTTAATAGAAGATGCAATAGATTCTAAATTTAGTGAATTAAAACTAAAAGAAAACAAATTTTCATACGAATCTCCTACCAATAATGAATCTCCTAAGCAGAAATCCAGAAGACATTTTTTTAAAACTTTTGGTCAACCTAAAGAAAATCAATACCTTGGAGAAGGTGAAAGCTCAGACCAATCATTCTCAGAAAAATTTTCTATTTTTTCAGCAAATGATCAATATGAAGATAAAAATCTCCCACCAGGATATGTTTATGCTTCAAAAGGTACAGCTAGAACTATCCACACCCACACTTATGGTCTCCCCAATGGGAATAATGTTGAAAAATATTTTACTATAGGAATATATGAATTTTCATCATTTCAAATGGTAAAAAGTAAAATAGTTGATAGGGATAAAAAAGAACCAATTGTAGGAGCCACAGTTCAAACTAGTACGGGAGAAACTACAAAGACAGATAAAAATGGAGAATTTGAAGTAAAAATCCCAATTCCAGCAGTAGCTATTCCTAAAAAAGAACCAAAAGAAGTAGAAGGAATAAACCCCTCAGAATCTGTTTTTAACGATGGTTCTCTTTCATCTAATTATGATGCTGATGTAAAACAGGATAAACCAAAAGAAAAAGAAGTAGTAGAAGCTACAGTTATTAATGATTATGACCAGGGAGCAACTACATCTCCAACTCCAGCAAGTACAAAAGAAGTAGTAGAAGCTACAGTTATTGATGATTATGACCAGGGAGCAACAACATCTTCAACTCCAGCAAGTACAACAACATCATCACCACCACCTACTAGTA